GTCGGTAGCGCGTGCCCCAAGGAACCGTTCACGGTCTAGGCGTTGGGTTGCCGTATACAGTGCCCGATTTTTCTGATCCGTCGTGGCAGTAGCCCAAGCCGTTACGTCGTCGTCTTGAACGAAACCTTCAATGATCAGTTCCGCTGCTGCCAGCGTCAGGTAGGAGTTGGCGTTTGCGCCGCCCACCGTTGCGTCGATTGTTATTGCCATCGGTAGACAGCGGCAGTTCTTTTGTTACTTCAAGTTTAGGCGTGGGCTCTGCAATAGGAAAAGAGGCCCCAGCCGAAGCCAGAGCCTCCATTTCACGCAGTCGCCGGAAGGCGAACATACCCATCAGACGCGCTTGAGCAGAACGCTCAGGATCACGCCGGCCAGAGCGGTGGTAGTGCCGGTCACGTCAAGCGACAGGCGGTCGCCGGCCTCAAGGGTGAGGTTGGCAGTGGTGCTGGTCAGTTCACCAGAATCGGCAGCATCGAACTTCTGCTCAGTGAGAGCAGTGCCTTTGAAGTCGATTTTGGTGGAACCCAGCAGGTCATCACCAGCGGTAGCGGCTTCGGTGCCTTGGCAACGACGAATCGTGCCGGACACGGCGCCAGCATCAGAGCCGGCAGTGGCGTGCACCTCACGGATGCTGACCACTTGGCATTTCACTGGGGCGGTGAAGAACTGGACATCAGCCACCGAAGAGGCGATGAAGTGGTCAGCAACGATGTACTGCTCTGTGGACAGTTCAAACTGGGAAGGTTGGGCCATGGTTAGTTCCTCCTATCAATCAAAATTGGAGGTTACGGTACAACGCACAATTCCTACGTTCTTTGTCTCATAAACCTTGGACCAGTTGCCCACGGTTGCGAGTTGAGCGCGGGTAGGGTTCGTGGTGGTCACGGCCCATTTGGCGCCTACCGGGTGGTAGATGTAGTGCATGTCCAGAGACATGGCATCCGACTTGGCGAGAATGTCGCGGTCGGTTTCAGTCCGCATGGCAGCCTGTTCGCCGGTAGCCACAGCACCTGCAGTGAAGAAATAGCAAGCGTAGTTGCCAGCACTGTTGGTGATGTCGTCCGAAACGATCACGTTGAGGCCCATGTAGGTGGGAACTCGCACGTCACCATACGAAGCAGCCACAGAACCGCCAATGGCGTTGATGGTGCTAGCGCCAGTGGCCAGAGTGGACAGACGGGCTTCCGTGTTGGTCACGTAGTCAATCGCCTTGCGCTCCACGAGGTCGTAGTAGCAAGCCGAGTGCATGGCCACAGCGGTCAGCTTGTCGCCCTGATCGCCCAGAATTGCGCGGGCCCTAGCCACCTGACGGGGACCGAGAGCAGTTGCGCCGCTGGTGTCAAAACGCAGAGCGTCAAAGGCAGGGGAGTCAGAGCCGGTCAGGCTACCGAACACACCTTCCAGACACTTGTAGAGGTCAGCCTGCTGCTGGTTAGCAACGTACTCACCGACTTTGGCGCCAATGGCGGCCATGGGATCAGAACCGGCAGCCAGAGCGGCCAGATCACGAGCCTCAAAGGCGCGACCACGGTGCAGGATCACGCCAACTTGCTTGTCAGCAGTGATTTTGCCGGGGGTCAGGCTGGTGGAATCAGAAAGAACTTCCAGATCGCCGGAGAGGTTGGCTTTCCAGAAAGGAACATTCACGAAATCGCCGCCTTCGGTTGCATTGAGTTCAGCCATGGGCTGAGCAACACCGCTAGCCAGAAACTGGTTCTTCTGGGTGCTTTGCTCAATGACGTAAGGCGTAAAAATTTCGGGAATGATCACATCGGAGCGAAGAGTCGCCACGGTGAAATCTCCAAAAATGGTTTTACGGTGCGGGCGTAACCCAATGACGAACCGGCGTAGCCAATTACGTCTGACGGTTACATATTAAGCATTGTTGGCGGCTGCCTTCAAGCGTTCGTACAAATCACGGTCAGTTCGGTAAAGCCGCGATTGCTCGGTGAGGTTGAAATATTCCCGCGTGAACGGGTTTTTGGTGCCTGCCGGAACATCAGACGACACGGGCTTGGTGCCAACGGGAGCGCCAGAACCCTTGACATTCGGAGCCCTGAACAGGTAACCGCGCTCAGCCTTCAGGCGTTCAACCCATTGATCCATGGGCACCTCGTTGTAGCCATCAACAGCCACGGGGTTGCCGCTTTCGTCCAGCTTCAGTTGATCGCGGACCAGACGAAGGGCATCATGCGGATTGTGAGCACCCTGTTCGGCAAGGATGGCAACAACGCGATTGTCCAACTGATTGACGGTGAGCTTTGATTCAAGCTCTGCAATCCGCTTTTTGTAATCCTCTTCGCGTACTTGGAACTGTTGGGCGTACTGCTTTAGAGCTTCGTCGTACTTACCCTTTGATTCCAGTTCCTCCTGTTCCTTTTGACGCTTGAACTCCAGTAGTTCTTTAACGTCAACACCATCAGGAATAGCGACGGTCTTTTCCTTTTGTTCCTTGAGCTTGCCGATCAGTTCAAAGTTTTTACGCTCTAAACCTTCAATGCTGCGCTTAAGTGCTTCAAATTCATCAGCGTTTGCAGTAGGCGTAGCTTCCTGCAGTTGTTCGTCAGACATTGTGACCCGTAGGGTTTACCGCCAAAGTGTATAGGTAAGCCAGCCAAAAGGCACGTCATGTCACGGCGGGAATGGAACACGCCAGTTCGTGAGCCTTGGTGCCCAGTGATTTATTGGCTGCTCAAGGCGATTGACCTACACACCCAGCGGTATTTGGAAACTGGGGAGCGGTGGCATGTTGACGCAGCCGATGACCTGCGCCGTTACGTCTCAGAGCTAAAGGATCGAATCCACCGCGACGAAGGTCGGTAGATCACCATTTTTCCTTGTCAGCCCAGTAAGCCGCTGACATTTTGCCCTTGGCGATGTTGGCCGCATGGCGTGCCTTGAATGATGCCCTTCTGGCCTTGTCTGCTGCTGACTCTCCTTTTTGCGCTGGCGAGCCTGACACGCCCTGTTGACCGAACCTGATTAAACGGATTTTTTCACCCTCTTTCGCCAAAACTGCATGAGATTTGGTCGGATGGCTTGGCGTGCGCTTCGGTTTGTTGTAGCCGTCGAACTTTTCGCCTCGGTATTCAATCGCCATCTTCCCCATCATCCGTGCAGGTGATCACCTCAACGCCCTCAGCCAGTCTGCCCATCAATGCGCCGAGAATTTCTGGGTTGTTGGGCGTCGGGAAAATAAACCGGCCTTCAATCATGCCGTCAGCACACTTGAGGTAAGTGCAACTGCCTTCCCAGATTCTGCCGTTCATTTTTTCGGCTTGCGTTTTTTGGCGGTTTTAGCTGCTGCCTTGAATGCGCCCTTGTCTGGGTAATCGGCTTCACCGGGGCGAGCCTTGCGCTCTTTGGCGCCCTCTTCCATCCGTTTGCGCTTGGCGTTGATGTTGGCGTACAAGCCGGGCTTTTTAGGTGCCATCACTTTTTACCTTTGGGTTTACGTGCCTTGCCGGCTTCGCTCAGTGCAATGGCGATGGCCTGTTTACGGCTTTTGACGACCGGACCTTTGCCGGGACCTTGTTTGCCGCTTTTCAGTGTTCCGGCCTTGTACTCGCTCATCACCTTGCCGATCTTCTTTTCGGCTTTGGTCGGTTTCTTGGCCATGGGGCAACGGCAAGTGATCCAACTTTAGGCCGGACTTATCCACCCAGCCAATGCTGTCGTCGTCCAACTTTTGCAGTCTGGCTTCAATGACCGCTTCGCCGTAGGCAACTTCAACCCAATCAGATTGAACGCGACCGTCTAGGTAGCGCCTAATTACCGGCAGATCCATATCGTTGCTGCAGTTGTTTCAGAGTAACTTCGCTGCCATCTTCCCGCACCATTCGCGCCAAGGCGTCCTGCGGACCATATTTGTTGGACAGCTTGGTGAAATAAGCAGCACGATTTTTACCCAAAACTTCATCCTGGTAAGCCGCAGGCTGTTGCTTTAGCCATTGCCCGTAAGTAAGGCTTCCTTTCACCGGACCATCAGCACTGGCGCGAACCGACGGACCTGTACCCCAATCCGGCGGCGGAATGCCCAAGCCCTTGTAATCAATGATCGGGATTGTTGTTGACCGGCAGTTGAAATGAACAGGCGGAACGGGCCCCTTGCCGTAAACGTATTCCTTGCCATCAAGGCTCCGGCAAATTGCTGAGGTCCGGCTATCCAATGTGGCAACATATCTGTACTTTTTGGTTATATCGTCGTTTGCTCGGTAAACCTGTTCACTGGCGGCGTTAGCAACCTGTTGAACGCTTGTGCGAACAACGGTCAGAACCTGATGGTCAGCCATTCGGGTCAGTTCACCACCGGCTAGGGCTTGCTGTCGTGCGGTCTTGGCCAGATCACCAAATTCAAGGTTGCCGACAAGACGATTGGCAATTTGCGTGGTCGGTTCACCGGTAAGGATTCCAGTCCTGACAATGGCGTTGAACTTCTGCGCCTGTGATTCGGCTAGGCCGCGAAATGCCTTTTCGACTACTTCACCATTGGGCAGCGTGATCGCAGCGCCTTGGCCAGCGGTCAAGTTAAAGCCACCGGTGCCGGGCAGGGTGAAGTTCAGATCAGTGGGGTCGATGGATGCAACGCTGGCGGCAAAGTTCGGTGCAACCTCAACGGTATTGATCTGGGCTAAGGCATTGACCTGTGACGGCAGCAGTTCGCGCTGATCAACAATTCCGCCACTTACGGCCAGCCTGATTTGTTCGGTGACAAATTCACTTTGCAGCTCCGCCAAACCCTGCAGCTCAGTGGCGACATATCCTGTACTGCGACCCGCCCATCCGTCCAAGGATTCCTTGAGCTGGGCAAGGATCACGCGGAGCCGTTGGGCTTGAACCGAGGCGGGGCTAACAATGCCTGCACCGGCAGTAGCTTGGCCAAAGTTGATACGGCGTAAGTCATCAACCGCGCTCAGCACTATGTCGTTGTAATCGCGGACAATCTGTTTGGCGACGGCATTGCCGAAGCGGTTTAGATCAATGGCGTTGCGGTAGATATTGGCAACAGGATCTTTGCGGTTAATACGCCGCTTGAATTGCTCAACGTTGAGCAGGCGGGGTGTAACGCCTGATTGGGTCATTACTCAGGCATCATGACGGGTTCTTCGTTGTCTTCCTGAATCATCTCCTCACCGATGACATCCTCACTGCCAAGGTTTTCGGGACCGCCCATTTCAATCAACCCACCAGATTGGGTTGCCTCCAGTTCTTCCTCAACGTCAAAATCGTCGCCCAAAACTTCGCCCTCGGCCAGTTGATCCAACAGCGTTTTTTGGCTGATCACGCCAGCGGTGTAGGTCTGCAGCAGAGCAAGAATTTCGGCGGGCTCCATCCGTGCGGCGATGAAGTCGCGGTTGACGAAGCTGCTGCCCGATTGCGGCAGGCCAAGGTAATCGGCGTGATACCGCAGGCAGTTGTCAATTAGATCCTGAACCTGCTGGGCAATGACCATCATGGTGCTGTCGCCTTGGCTGCGGTCAATCCGCTTGGCCTCGGCAGTTTCGGCGCTCAACTTCTGGCCCAGCACGGCGGACAGACCCAGCTCGTTAATCTGCGCGGCGATCTGCTCAAGGCGGCGGAACTGAGCCTCAAAGCTCTTGCCACCCGGTTCGATGTACTCAGCGCGACCCTCGGCGGGGAGGGCAAGGGCTTCAGACGGGCCGGCGCTGATTTCCTCGGCGGAACTGGGAAAGCCAAACAACGCCAGCATCGGCACGGCGCTGATGTGCAGCATGTTGTCCAGATCGCTTTGGATCTGGTAGGTCTTCAGGTTCAGTTCTGCAATGTCTTCCAGCGGCGGGCGGGATTCCAGCAGGCCAGCACGGTTTGCGTAGGCAACGGCAAAGGGGATGTAATCAAGGCTGGTGGTGCCAGAGGCGATTTCAACAAAGGCGCCTTTGGTGTCGTCTTGGCGGAAAATCTGATAGGAGCCCGGACGCAGGACACGAACCTGCTCAACGTACTTTTCGCCAAACTCACCGTCGGGCACGACCACCCGCTCCATCAGGCGCAGCATGGTCAGACGTTGAGCGCCGTTGGTTACTTCAGAGCGCCACCCCAAAATATCGCGGGGCACATAAGTACACCAGTACGGGCGCAGGCTGGCCGCGTCGGTGATGTTCTGCAGTTCGTCTTCAGAGTCAGAAGGGAAATCAACTAAAACGCCGGCGTGACCGTAGCGGACCATTTTTCGGGCCAGCTCGTAAACAAAAATATTCAGGTCATTGCCTTGGAGGTCTACATCAAACAGTTGTTCGCGTAGAACATCGGGCACATCGTCAAGACGGACTGGCTTGCGGGTCAACATGCCGGCCAGCATCCGCTCAAGGCGCTGGTAATACGGCGGGCAAACAGAACGGGCCAAACGGTTGTCGTAGGACTCGTCTTGTTCGCGGGGTTCCTGCGGCAGGTAACGGCGATGCTTACGCCGCATTCCGTAGGTGCCTTCCAGCAGGTCTTCAATCAATATCCAATGTGCTTCCTGTGCAGCCCAAGCGCCGTTGGGATCTTGCACCTGCGTTGCTGTGCGCGTCAGCAGCCGGTCGTAATGCCGAAAACCGGTGTAGGTCATTCTTTGCGCCTAGCCATACACAAATTCTATGGTTCTAGGTTAGGCCGTAATCCCCGCGCCAATTAAAAAGCCCCTTTCGGGGCTTTCAATCAAAAGCCGGGAAGCCGTGGCCCCTGCCGTTTGGTTTGTGCTCCTTGGGCGCGGCCCAGTTGCCGTTCTGCACGCTTAAAGGTTGAACCGAAACCAGAAGTGCCGGCGGCATTACGAAGACGTTTTTCAGCAATGCGAACGGCACGTTCTCTTTTGGTTGCCTGAGATTCACCCCGACGACCTTTTTCTGCTGGGTTGCCCTTCATGGCACGAGGGGTTTTAGCGCCAGATTTTTTAGATGCGCCGCCGCCACCGCCACCAGAAAAACGCCCTTTGCTATCACGCGCTTGAGCCATGGCCCTTGCAGGAAAGATGAATAAATAATAGCTGGGCCTCCGATACCGCCACACACGGCGTTCAGCCTTACGAACAGAACCGACCCAGCGCGGGTAGTTTATTCGGCTTCGTCGGCGCGGGTGATTTCGTCTTCTAGGGCTTCGGCAGCTTCGTCAAAGCCTTCGTCGTAGAGCCACTGCTGAATGGCGGTGAGCATGGCGGAAGCGGCCTCGTTGAACTCGTAACAGGCGTCGTCAACGGTTGAGTCGAAGGCGGCTTCAAGATCGCGCCAGAGGGGTGCAGACATTGTGATGTTGCGGCGGCTTCAGGGTAGCGGCAAAAGAAAAGGCCCCCGAAGGGGCTGGGTGATCAATAGTTGGCAGCAAGGCCAGTTGCAAGGTGCTTGAAGAAATGGTGGAAATCACCATTCAAGAAATCAAGACGCTGCAAGGTGCTGATGATTTGTTCGCGTTCGCGGCCTTGGGTGCGGTGAATGGCTTCAATAACCACGTCGGTGGTGATGATGTGGCTATCGCCGGTGACGAGGCTGATGACCTCGTAAGTACGAATCTCGAAGTCTTTTTCAGCAAAGAAAGTGGCGAGGCTCATGGTCTTGTGTGTGGTGGGGTCGCCCCCTGTCCCCTAATTATGGGGTATACCTCATTAGTTTGGCAAGCACCCCAGTGGTCAGTTCACAAATCGTCAATACAGTCTGATGCCAGTGCCACGGCCCGCGTTCGCCTGAAGCGGGTTGAACTCACGCCACACCACGTACCCCAAGGCGTCAACCATGTGATCGTGCCCAGCTTCCTTGTCTGGCTCGCCCTTCTCTGTCCAGCTCTGCAGCTCTAGGCATTCGATCAGCCGCGTGCAACCCTGCGCCACCGTCAGCCTGATTTCGCCTTTGCCGTTCTCCAACAGCGCCTGAACAGCAGACACCCGATCACGAACAGCAGGGTTAGACCGCCCAGATTGATTGCTAAACCCGTAGGACTCCAATATTTGTATGTCAGTCCGCGAGGCGTTGGTGGAGCGATTGCCGCCTGAGGCGTCAGGGTAAACGTAAATACGGTGATCGGGATAACGGCGTTTAATTTCTTGCGCCAGTGCATCAGTGTCATGCGCTCCGCTCACTTCATCGACGATGGCCAGTCTGTTGCCATTCCTAACACCAATCACAGCGGACATATTGGCAACGTTGAAGTCAACGCCCACACGCAATGGTTCGTTACTGAAGTCATTAACGGTCGCCACTACATGCTTTGCCCGATCAAACCTGTCGTACACCTGGCCGGTATTTAGGTTCACCCATTGGCCTTCCAAGTACGACTTGATTAACTGCGGCGGATAATTCGCCATCAGGCTGTCAACAAACCCGTCGGGCAGGTACGGGTTGTCCATGGTGCGAGCACGGATCAGGGCCGTGTCTTCCCCTGCGTTGCGGTCGAACGTATCGAATGCCCAGCCGTAACCCTCGGGGGTGGTGGCGGCGTAAAACTGCTGCACATTGCCAGCACGAAGACGGGCCAGAGCCATCCGTGTTGCCTGCTCCGCTACCCGCTTGTTTGCCGTGTCGGCCTCGTCAAAGCCTATGGCGCACAGGTTCTGACCACGAATCCGGTTCCACGTCTCCATCGTCCGCAGAAGGATGGTGTGGCTGCCCTCGGCAAAGTGCAGGGTGTATTCCGGCAGCGGGCTGACGCGGAAATTAAACGGGATCTCCCACTCTTCCAGCAGGTCATCCATGGTGCGCTGGAGGATGTCACGCAGCATCGGGGCGACAGGCTCAAACAGGGCGCTGACGTGGCCGATGTTCAGAGCTGCCATGTGAACGGCCTTGGCTACGAGGCCATGGGTCTTGCCAGCACCGAACCCGCAGACCAAAGCGAGCTTGCGGTGTTGGGTGTCATCACAAAAGGCCAGTTGATGCGGCAGCAGCGTTTGCCGAATGCGATCTAAGGCCTGTTGGGCTGTTGGTCCTGAGGCTTGGCTTGACGGTGGATCGAGGAGGAAACCACCGGGAGCGTTGGCGAGGAGGCTCAAGTATCAAGGCCGATGAGTTTGGCTTGAAGCTGAACGGCGTTGAGGGCGACTTGGGTTTGACCGCGCTTGTAAGCGGACTGTTCGTAGGTACGAAGGCGGCCTAGAGCTTCGGCAATCCATGCCGGACGGGTCATGGCGGCGTCTTCTTCTAGGCGGATACGAGCACGTTGGATGTATTCATCGGCCTGCCGCGCAGAGCATTTCCACTGATTGGCTGCAAATTGAACGATCTGACCACGCGATTGTCCTTCGGTCAAAAGACCGTAAATAGTGTCAACACGGAAGTTGACTTCGGCAGCAGTTGAGCGTGCCAAGTTTGCGGGAAAAAGTGATAGGAACAGGATAAACCCAAAAGGTAAAGAATGGAGCGGGTATGTCTCAGATTGGGACACTTGGGACGGTTTTGGTGGATGTGAAGACTTTCTGGAGTGTGGAGCAGGGCACTTGCCAGCCGATTTTTTCTGGCTAATCTTTTCCCGTTGTCCCCCGGAAATTCCCGGACACTACCGAGCTCACCCGAATTTCACCGATGCGCCTCGAACTCCAAATTCCCGATGATTTGGCTGAAGACCTCAAGCGTTACAAGCCAAAAACCCTATCCCTACCTATGTTCTGCGCCTATTTGCTGGAGCTAGGGGTTGACAGGGACGTTACGCTGGCGGAGCGACCGAAGGGAAGCGAAGCCTCTATTTCTTCTAATAATATTATTGATACTTCTTCTTCTATTAAAAATATTCCTTTTAATAATATTAATAGTACGGTCGGAAAATCAAAATCCGAAAAGCCGAAAAAGGCCAAGCGACCGGCCTACAGCGACGAGTTCAACACCTTTTGGAAGCTGTATCAGTCAGCCCCTGATCGTGTCTCATCTCAGACGAAACCCAAGGCCTACGACGAGTGGAGGGGCATTGTGGCGCTGGAAGGACCGGAGACCCTCCTAAAAGCCGCTACAAGGGCGATTGAGGAGCAGAAGCGGAAGATGACAGCCGGCGAGTTCGTGGGCAGCCTTCCTGACCTGTTTCGCTGGCTCCGCGACGGCAAGTACGAGGTCTATCTGGAGGAGCACAAGCGCCAGAGCGGTGGGAAGTACTGGGACGAGGACAACCGCTGCTGGGTCTACGACGACTGATCACGCCTCACCGTCCACCACCATCAACCAACCATGAAGCTGTACGCACCCGAGAGCAAAGGCAAATACGTCTGGCAGACCGCCGACGCCAAGACCCGCGCCGTGTCCTATTCCGTGACCACAAGCCGCACGGCCCCGCCTGATGCCTGCTACGGCCATCCCATGGGCAAGTACGACGACACCGGCCTGTACCTGACCTTTTGCCCGAACGTCGGCGCTGACGATCCGAAGAGCCCACAGGCGGCTCGCTACGTGCTGCACCCCATGGCCGCTGCCGAACGTGACCGCGCTGACCGTGATCGGCTTTGGAGGGAAATCTGATGTGCCAGAAATCAAAGCGTCTCTGTAGCGTCGCAACGGCGCAGACGATCTGTACGGTGATGAGCACGCAGAGATTTCTGCGGTCAACGAACCCACTGCCATGACAATCACTCTTCCCCGCCGGGAAAAACCCGCCGCCAAGGTGGGCCCACGTCTTGAAATCTCCCCTCTGGAGTTGAAGGACTGGCTCAAATTGGAACACGGCCTGAGCAAACTGCTCACCGAAGCTGAATCTTGGGAGCCTTTCGCTTGGAAGGGCAATGACCTTTCCGCTCCGCTTCGCGCCCTATACGTTGCTGAATCCCGTGGCCTGCTCTCACGCCGCGCCGACCGCTCCGTAGAGGTTGCCATTGCCGACATTGCGGCGGACATCAACGGTTATCTGATGTCTTTTGGCAAAACCCCAGTCACCGAAAACACGGTGCTAAACAACCTGCGTCTTGCTTCGCAGTATGTCACTGCAGCCGTTGGCGTTTCGATCATTCCCGACCGTGGATCAATGAGCGTTCGCCTTGTTGATCAGTACGAAACCATCGCAAATATTGAGCGTTACTTCGCGCAGATGAAGCCGAAACTCAAGAACCTGAGCCGTCAACTCGATCACGCTGTTTCCTGCGGTTACGACGTGAGCCGTGTGATTTCTGCTTCGGAAGAAACTACCGGCCTCAGGTTGACGTTGGCTTCTGCTGCCTGATCTGTCCCGGCCCTCTTCACCGGGGGCCATTTCTCGTTCCCACCATGACAACCGCAATTATTCCCGAGGTGCTAGACACCTCAACCCAAATTCTTGAAGCCTCACCAATGACCGACTCGGAAGAGAAGGAATTGGTAATTGTCAAAACTGCAATCCAAATTGCCTACGCCGACAAACTTGAGCGTGACCTGGCGATTGGCGCCGGCCTCCTACAAATCTTTCGTCGCAAGCTTTATCGCGGTAAAGAGGGCGGGCGCAGTTGGAAACAATGGCTGGCAGAAGAATCCGCCGAATTGACTGGAGGCAGAGGGCCGCTTAACGAGGACACATCCCAGCGGCTACGGGCTTTCTACCAGTTCCGTTGCGAAGTGTTACAGCCCTCCGCCACGTGGCGGGCGGACTCCCCACTGCCTGTCAGCCCCGCGCAGGTTCGTCCATTGATTGGCCAACTGGACACCCACCCAGAGGCCGCCATTGAAATGTGGAAGGCAGCCGTGGCCGATGCCAAAGGCAAGGTGCCAACCTTTGATCAGGTCAATCGCGCTGCTCTGGCATACAAAGCCAACGAACAAAATCAGGCGCGTCGCTTAACAGAGGCGCAGCGAATCTCGCAACGCAAGGCCGTATTGGCGTCCGTGGAATCACGGGCAACAGAAGAGCGCGGGGAGCCTGCGGAACCGTTCACTTTTTCGCTGCCACGGCCTACAACCACCGCCCCACAAATTCCGGCCTGGGAGTTAGAGAAAGACGACAGCAGCATTGATGCAGTGTCTGAGTGCAAGCGAATTACGCACGCGCTAAACGATGCCTTCAAGGCCATTGCAACGCTGCGCGGGATTCTCTATAGCCAAATCAATCGCCATGGCGACGAATATCTGCAGTTTCTTCGTCAGGTTGACGCTGGTGTTTACAGCCTCAGCAATATTGATGATCAGATCGAGCAAATAGGCGACGACGTTGACTTTGTGCTGGGTTTGTTGAAAACAAGCATCGGCCCAGGCGAGCTTGCTAAGGCAACAGTTGACGTTGGTTCGTTCCCTGTCCGTGCATAAAAAGGGGGCGAATTTCGCCCCTCGTCAGAGTTCCCACTGCTGACACCATTATTCTGCCCCACCGCTGATGTTCCGTGAACAACTCCACCAAAATTCGCCTACGCAACGCGATTGTTGATGCTCTAAGTGAGGGCGACGATCTAGCTGCCCACGAAATACTGGGCTTCATTGTCTGCCAACCCTGCAAAGAGGAAAAGGTAGCAACCGTGCATCAACTGGCTTTGCCTGCAGGGAGAGTTATTGTTGATGGTCCCGCCCGTGATTATCACTACTGGGTGAGGTTTATACGCGAGAACTTTATTCCGTTTATGCAAGCCAATGGCCGCACACAATTCACCAGCTATGAGTTACTTAATTGGCTTGATAACTTTGGCGGTCTAAAGCTAACCGCTGGTGATACACAGCAACACAGCAGCGGGCGAGAGGTATGGCGCAGCCAAGTTTATAGCGCGTTGTCAAATCTTAAAACGATGGGCGTTTTAGATGCTCCACCGTTTGCCAAGGACTATACGATCAAAGCAATCAAAGGGGCCTCATATGAAACCAGCGTTTGAGCTGGCGGAGGTTCGGCGTCTGCTCCGTCGTGGGGTGGACGCTGGCCACTGGACCCTGTTTGATTTGGACGTGCCATCACAGGGCTGGCTGATCACAATGGAGGATGCTAAACGCATTCCTGGCTTCATACCGTCCACGTACCGCAACCTTCTCAGAGATGAGCCCACACCAACAGAGCGCGTCGAAATCGTCAGCCCCCGAGACTTCGCGGTGGTTGAAGCCCCTGCCAATCCTGTTCAACGAGGAGGCGCACCGCTACTACCACGAACCAACTGGGAAGTGGCTGAACCACTCCGTGACGCAGGTTTGCAAGGGGACGAAGGATCGCTGGGCGATGAAGCGGATTATGGAGACCAAGCACATTTGGGAACCTCGGGGGAAGGCGGTACACAAGGCGTTGGAGGATTTCCTGACGACTGGTGACGCTGGTGAATATCCGGCGGAATACGGCGAATGGGTGGAGCCACTGCTAGGGCATTCGGTCTGGAATAGCTACGAGGCCATCGCGTGTGAATATCGGCTATGTGACGTAGAGCGCAGCATTGCGGGGAGCTTTGACTGCCTGCTGCGGCGCAAGGATGACCACGCCCAGATGGTGTTGATTGACCTCAAGACCCAAGGCAAGGCCGATGCCAGCCCGTATGACGTGAGTCCGCAGTTGGGCGGTTACCTAGGGATGTTGAGCCTGCACTGGCCGGAGCTGTACGTGCAGAAGGCTGGGGTGCTGTGGTCTAGGCCCGGAGCGACGACGCTGCAAAAAGTGGACGTGGATGAGGCGGTGATTGAGTGGCAGGGCGCTAGGGATGCGTTCCTGATGCTGAATAAACCGGAGTTCTAATGACGGATCCGGTGTGGCCGGTGATGGTGCTGATCAGCGTTGGGCTATTGGGCGTGATGGTGCTGGTGGCTTGGGTCGGGATGCAGGATTGACAGCCCCTGCCCCTAGGGGTATACTCCTTTTGCAGCGATGCCCCACGCATGACCGACCACGCACGACTCCTGTTCGACATCGCCAGCATCAAGCTGGAAATTGCTTATCAAGAAGAAAAGTTGAGGGCGTTGATGGATGACCTAACCGCGCTCTATGCCTCCGGCGATTTGGACGCCATCAAAGACGATGACGGCAACCTAGTTGGCGAGGGCGTCAAGGTCACACGCTGCACCCGCACGAGCTGGCAATACAGCAAGGCCGTTAAGGAGCTGCAGCAGCTAGAGCAGTTTGAGGGGGTGGCCACAAAGAAGGAAACAGAATATTGGAGGATTTCGCTGCCAAAGGCAGAGTTCTGATGGCCGGCACTCCCGTGGACGACCGTATCGAAGCCATCCTTGGCAAATACGACCTACGGGACAAAGACCAATACAGAGACGCCGTAGCGGAACTGACCGCTTACCTGCTGACCCTGAGCAACCGGCAAATCAAACGCAGCCTGTACCACCAACGGTTGACCGAAAAACTCCACCTTGAAAAATGCTTCAACCACGAAACAGATGAATCACAACCCACATGACCTGACGCTGTTCACACGCTTTCTGCTGTGGATGCTGTCAACGCGGCCTGATGTCGTCAAGATCAACGTTGGCACACCAGTGAATTACCTAGAACGTTGTTACAGCGGCTCTGGCCGATGAAATTTGCCGTACAGGGTATTGAACCCGCACCGCAAGGAAGCAAACGACATGTTGGCAATGGCCGCATGATTGAGGCGTCCAAAAAGGTCAAGCCTTGGCGTTTTGCTGTTAGTCAGGCTGCACTTGAAACTGGTTGGCAACTGGTTGATCGACCTGTCATGGTGCAGATCACGTTTATGTTCAGCAGGCCAAAATCGCATTACAACAGCAAAGGCCAACTCAAGCCCGCTGCGCCGCTCTACAAACAGACCAAGCCCGACCTTGATAAGCTGTGCCGCTCGACCTTAGACGGCCTCACGAATGTCTTGTTAAAAGACGACTCGCAGGTTGTTAATTTGATCTGCTGCAAGATTTACGCCAACGAGGGCGAGCTTCCCGGAGCACTAATCACCATCAATCCACTGTGAAAGGTTCAAAGTATCTGCGCCGTTGCATTATTTGCGATTCGGTTTTTAGTATTCCAATTCTGCGCGGCAACGTCAAAAGTCCACGGCAGACCTGCAGTCTTATTTGCCATCGACGGTTCGTTGGTAAAAGAGCAAAACGATGGACAAAAGAAGAGATTGAAATTCTTGAAAGTCTCAGCCTGTCGATGCCACCGAAGACGCTGTATACAACCTATTGCCAGTTAGCTGGTAGGGCTGGTTATCCAAAACGCAGTGAAGCAGCTCTGAGGGCAAAACTCAAGTTGATGGGCATTCCCTTGATGCCAGAAATTGATTGGTACACCTTGAAGCAACTGGCGGATTTTTTTGGGGCAACAAGACACGCCATGTTCAAGATGGTAAAAATTGGCTTGAAGGCAAAGAAGGAATCCGACTACCGAAATCAACCGTATTTCGTGAGCCGTGTTGAATTAAAGCGATTCGCACGAAAGCATCCGGGGTTATTTCGGGAGTTCACGCGCGACGGCCTGTTTGTAGTGCTGGAAGATCGAGCGCTGATTGATTTGATCATGGAGCAGCCAATACAACGCCAACCAAGCCGCTACAACCCGACCAAGGTGAAGTGCGTTGAGACTGGCAACGTGTATCCAAGTTGTCGGGCGGCGGCACGGATATTTTTTGTAGATCCATCGGCTATCCACGGAGCGGCAAAGAAGGGGCACAGGGTTGCTGGGTATCACTGGGTTGCACTCCGCTGAATTTAGGGGTATACTCCCTCTGGGTCCGAAGCCCCGTCCTCAATCCGACAACCGCACACAACCTCTATGACCGATTACCCCAACCTCGGGGCTGTCATTACGCAGGCTGACGTATCAACGAAGGGCACTGGCTCTTATGCCGCTGATTACGTCAACTGGTGCCGTGTTACCCACCTGCTGCATGACAATGCTCCCGGATGGCAATTTGCTCTCAAAGCTCACGAGGAGACCGGCCACGTTTGGAAGGCTCCCGACGGAACCGCTTATGTGGTCGGGTGCTTTGAGCACATCAACGGATCCGATACGCCGCCCTTCCCGCAGGCGATCATGGATAACCGCAATAACGCCATCCTTTTTGAAAAGGTCACGGCCCGCGATCTCACAGACGCGCATCGCCGCTGCCTCTGCACTGCTGCTGCTGCTCAGTTTGGCTTGGCTTGGCAGCTCTGGGCGAGAGAGCCAGTAGAAAACCCACATCGGGAGGAAGCTGGTAAGCCTGCCTTACAGCAAGACGCGCCGAAGGAACCGTCCCAAGTGCGGGAAACTCAGCCCAAGGCCAAAGCCAAAGCCGAACCAAAGCCTGAGCCCAAGGTCGTTTTTCTGACCGAAGAACAGGTTGATGAGGTCAAGGCTGCAGTCAAGGCATACGAAAAACGCGAAGAACTGATTACCGCCTTCAAAAAGCATTTCAAGATCATCGCGCCGCGTATTGCTGACCGCATTCAGTTTCCTGAACATAAGAAGTTCATTGACAAGTACATCGCTGAGAACCCATGAGGGCGCCCAAGCCCAAATCACCAACCGAAGTCAATCGCAAGAAAAACCGCTTTGTCGTAGCGGCCAAACTTTCGGCTGATCTTCACAAACAGCTTCGGTCGTACTGCGCCAAATCAGGCCAGAACATCAACCAAGCTCTTCGCCACATCATCACTACCTTTTTCGCCACCCATGGTTGATTATCCCAAAAACGAGTTCACCCTTTGGTTCAACTGTATGCCCGATCAAAAAAAGGAAGGGCATTACTGGGCAGCCGCTGAAATTCCGGTGGATGAACTTGAGAAGCTTTACAACTGGGCGCTCAAGCAAGATCCCGTGCAAAACCAGCGCGGTGAACCCTGCGTGAAGCTCCGCGCCAATCTGATGCCTCGCACTGCCGAATCCTCTGGCCGTGAATACCTGAAACTGGCCATCAGCGAACAGCGCCCCAAAGCAGAAACGGACCTTTTCTGATTTACCACCATGATCATCCTTACTGACGCCCAACTCGTCGAACTGACCAATCGAATCAATCAGATTCGCACCATCATTGACAGCGCACAGGTCATCAAAGCCACCGCTGCACAGCCCAAGACCGTTACCGAGCCCGCCATTCAGGCGCCTAAGCCGGTGGTCAACAAGCGCCGCAAGGCTCGTGCTCGTCGCGTCATGCTCAATACTGCTCAGGTGGTGGAAATCAAACGGCGTCTGGCTACTGGCAATGAATCAGCCGCCAAAATCGCCAAGGATTACGGCGTACACGTCACCACCGTCAACCTGATCAAATACGGGAAGACGTGGAAAGAGGTTCAGGTTCCGGCCTGACGGTCGTGTTCCATGATCTGCAGCTCTAACGCTGCAATTCTGTTAGTGGCTTGCTGCAGCAGCGTTTGCTGCATGTTCCATGCCCTAAAAAGTTGAGCGGCGATAGGTCCGGCGTTTGGGGTCAGCTCCAAGCGTCGGGCTTCTTTCTCGATGTTGAAGGCTGCTGATGGATCTGGTTTTAACTGCATCCATCCCCAGGCGTCGTTGTCCATTGGATTGGCGCATAGCACATCAACGCTACCGCTTGCGAACGCATCAAGAATTGCGACACCTCGTTTTTTAAGCTTGTTTTCGCTTGCAGCCTCGTTACCATTGGCCTGTCCGGAGCGATCCGGCTAACCGACAACCCACACAACACCATGAAAGACCGCATTTTCGGAGCCCTTACTTTCGCCCTTCCGGTTCTGATCTTCGCCGCCATCATCCACGATGGCCTGACACTTCAAACCGCGCAACACAGCGGCACCCAACAAATCCACGTCTCTCAAAAATGAGCCTCGTCGTCCTTACCGCTCAATGTTCCGGCATTGTGGTTTCAACCATTCCCACCAGCCAAAAGACCTACAAGATGTCGCCCAATGGTCGCGGCGTCCGCGCTGAGCGCACCCTTTGGAGATTCAATGTCGGAATGCCCTGTTACGTGCGCGGCTGGCCTCCTTACGAAGCCACCATCATCGGCAAAGTCGAAGACTGCACATGGCCCACCTATTTAGTCCAGTCTTTTGACACCGGTGCCACGTACAAGATTTCTCAGCTTTACCTTTCCAAACGACCCATTGAAAACCGATGATCCAACTTCGTCGCTTCTACTTTGAAATCCCACAACTCAACGTCTACAACTGGGTAGACGCCTATGGCCCAACAGATGCCAAGCAAATTGCTTTTGACAGGCTGGGACCGTATTACCGTTTTGTGAAATGGCGGCAACCAATGGAGGCCAAGGAGGTTCAGCTCCCGACCTTTAATGGCACGAACTAACAACCACAAACTGACGCCTGCCGATGTTCTCATCATCCTGCAATCCAAAGAACCCAACCACGTTCTCGCAGAGCAGCTTGGAGTTACTCGGCAGGCTATTTCCCTTGTTCGCAATGCCAAGAGCTACACAAACGTTGCCCCCGATCTACCGCGCATTCCTGTTCGCCTCAAGGGCAGTCGTATTGATCGCAACCTGACCACCTGCAAAAGCTGCATGGAATGGGACGGTCAAGAGTGTTATTACGGATTCCCAGAGGCCATTGACGAACCCACCTACGCCACTGAATGCAGCTTGTTTAAGCGAAATCCAGACGGTACTTGACGCCTGTCTGGCGGAATACTGGGCACCACAGTTTAACGATTACACCATTGACCACTGTGCCCGTATGTACGCTGCGCTCCAACCATTTATTCGCTATCAACAAGGCAACTGCCCACTGATCAATGACGCCAATAAAGGCGACCCGTGAGTTCTACGACAGCCCACGCCACCACTGCTACGGAGCTGATTGGGTCGGTTACGGTGTTATGTCCGCCTTTCAGCCATGGTGCTGGGATGGCACCGCCGTCTGGTACGGCCCGCTCTGCGACACCAGATCTGAAGCCCTTGCGATCGCTAAAACCCATGCTGACTCCTGTTGAACTTGACCAACGCCGCGCCGACTTTATGGAAATGCTGTATCAGCACTATGAAGCCAAAAACCTTTTAACCGGATTATGGGAACGTTTCGCCCATGAATCGGCAACCAATCTTCGTGACTTGGATTACAACGTTTTGCGCGCTGACCTCATTCGTGCTTTTGGCAGCACTGACAGTGACTTGGCTAACCGGTACGCTGATGCTGCTATCGCCATTTTGATCAGCCACCTGTTGCCTCAGCGAGCTTGAGTTATGGCTAACCGTTGCCCCTTCCTAAATCGCTTTGAAAACTGGTGCTTCTGGGTTTTGGCGCGTAGCCCACGCGTCGGAACAATTCAAATCCGATACCGTGGCACGCCGGCTACTTACATTGTTCGGGACCTAAACGACCCCTGCGTTGAACCTCGCCACGATGAAGAGTTGACACCAGCCTCGTTTGATCTAGAGCGTATCTTCCATATGCCTTCCTTTGGGGAAGACGATTGACGTGATCAACCTCTTCAACGGCAGGGTTGTTTTAGAACGACGAACGCTCGTTGAGAATTGGCGCGCCAAAGTAAAACTCCCCAAGCAAAGTGGCGCATTTATTGTCATTGACCTTCAAACAACTGAATTAAAGCTGGCCTTTGTCCGCGCCCAGAACATTTACAGATGTTTGAGGAAGGGCGAAAGTTTTGCGGAATTGGACCCACCGCCAACCAATCACCTTTCATGCTGGGATTGCGCTCACTGGTCTGTGTTGCGCGTGAACAATGGAGGCAATGGCTGTGAGTTCCAATTCCCCGAGGCGCGCCAGACTGCATATGGCAAATTCGCATCTCAGTGCCACCTTTACGACGATGGAACCGAAAATTCTGAGCAGGACCGACTTTGAAGACGGTAGCTACATCGAAACGCTAGAGCCAGTTCAAGGCGGTGAAATGTATTACCGCAGTTGTTACAAGGGAATGTGCAGGTATTCCAGTGATCTTTGGCAGGCACAAATTTATTGCCATCAAATGACTAGCCCTAGTCTTCCCGAGTAATCCAATCCATAATTCGCGCTTCGCCAATTTCAGACCAAAACGGCAAACTTCTATAGAAAACTCGCCAGTCCTTATGCCCTTTCGCCATATTGCAGCCAAAGCAACAAGCTACTAGGTTATTTATTTTGTCCGTCCCGCCCTTGGCTTTGGGAACTACGTGATCTAGCGTCGGCGATCTACCCAATGGTTCAAAGCAATACGCGCAGTGGTAACCGAAATGAAGTAGCACGGTGTCCCTGAACCTTCGCTTAGCCTCGTGTTTTGGGACAAGTTCCGAGCCGTCAATGTGTTCAGTCACCAGGCACCCGCTTGGTTCCTTAAACGGTAGCGACCGAAACCCAATGAACTATTACGTGAGGCTTCCGATTGGCGTTCGCATCGGGCCGTTCTTGACCGTTGGCGCCGCGCAGCACTGGTGCCTCGTGCGTGAGTACGGCGAGTATTCCATTCATGCGCTGCAGAACCCCCTAGGGCCGCCTGAGCAATGGATTAAACAAGGTCCAGACCACTAGGCAATAAAAAACCGCCTGCTCCCACGAACAAGCGGTTTAGGGTCTCGTCCTCACCCAAGTTAACCAATCGTGGTGGGATTGACCTTAAGCGTTTCCCAAGACGGCATTACAGTTTCATGTCGGTTGTAGTGCCCGATTTCCGCGTAGGACCGTTCGGGGTCACCGCACAACGGCATGAATACCATTTGGCCAATCAGCATTCCGGGCCAGATGCCTAGCCGATGCTTCTGCCGCACATTTTTCAGCTCCAAAGTTAGACGACTTCCATGCCATCCCGGATCACAAAATCCGGCGAGCATATGTTGAAAGCCAATTCGCGCACGGCTTGACTTCAGCACAAACTGTGCAGCAATCGCAGGACTATCAGGAAGGTTAAAAATCTCTTGCGTTTCAGCAAGGATGAATTCACCCGGCGCCAGCCAATAAGGATCGCTTGGACTATGCGTGCTGATGCTATGGCGGATCAGATCAATGGTTTCGGATACCTCAATCATGATGTTGTCGCCCAATGCCACGTCATATGACGCGGGACCAAGCCGCTCAGGATTAAAGGGATGAATCAGGGCGTGGCTTTGGCAAAGGGCGCGAATCTCCGAATCGGGCAGCAGCATTCAGGCTCAATAATTCCACCGGATTTTAGGGCGATCCGGTCTCATCCCAAGGTGCACGAAACCCTTTGGCGCACCGTATCCAAGCGAATAACCCCAGTGAGCATCGCACCAAGCCTGCACTGAATAAATGTCGGTTCCGGCGATATAGAAATCAACGGCGCCCGTATCAGGTGCATCGTATAAATGTTCCGACCGCGCCGAGCCGCCAACCTGCGCGTTGATTTTTGAAGGCCGATAGCCGCTTGTGATAACGATGGGTTTGTCGCCAAATGCCTTCCGTGCCCGCTCAAGAAACTGGCAAAGCACCATGGCGGTATCGCATTGAAATTGCTTATTAAAACGACGTGCCTCTTCGTTTAATGCCAGCTCGCCGTATTTAACGTTTGGCGTTACAGCAAAACTAAATGGTTTGTCGGGTGTAAAGATCACATCCGTAGTAACAGGTTTGACGCCATTAAGGAACAGGTCAAGTTCATCACGACGGCGACGCACCAAACCCTCCAGAACACGCCCATCACCTTTGTTCCATCGTGGCAGCTCTTCCATTGCCGCCTTTTGCGGGTCTTCGCCATTGTTCAGTCGTTTACGCAGCGTGCTCTCCATCAGCGCGCCGTTGCCCACATTGAACGCAAAACTGATCAACGCACAACGCTGGTTATTGGTCAGCGGTACGCGAATCTGAGTATCAACGGCACGGGCAAATTTTTCAAGATCGGACAACAACAGCGCCTCGGCGTCGGCCTCGGTAATCTTCATGCCTATCTGGACATTTGCGCCAGTATGGCCATACCCAATCGTGGGTACACCAGCCGGACAGATATAACTTTCTAGCCTCAGCCCTTCCCACTTTTTAATCAGATCAATGGCGGGTTGCAGGTCGTGCTCGGGCTGTTTGCCACCTTGGCTCCAAGCCTTAAACCAAGCCTGGTCACGGCCAAGAATATTTGGGTTGGCCTTGTTGATGGCCTCCTCAAGCTCACTGATCGCCGCCATCTGATGTGGCAACCCGCGCTGGTAATACCGGAACAGGTCAATCAGTCGAATTTTGTTTTGGCTCATCGCTCCAAGGGGCATGAATACTCATTGGGCCACCCAATAGGCGGCTTTCACCAGTTTGCAGCACATCGTCAATTTCGTGATGAATGACAACGGGCGAGGGCTCTATCGGCTGTGCTTTGTGCCAATCCTCAACGGCGCGATCTAGCCGAGGTTTTAACGTGGCATTGAACTTATGGTCCTGCGCCGCCTTACGCAGGTGATCGCGCCAGTTCTTTTGGCCAAATCGCGTTAGCCATACCGTGTCGGCATTCAGCGCTTTGGGAAAACCATTTTGAGCACTTTAACGATCAGTTGCACCCAAGAGTTTTCACGGATGGGCAGCAGAGCAATAATTTCAGAGCCAGCGGCAATCGCAATGGCAATGACGGCAGCAGTCGTGGGGTCCATGGTTGAAATGACCTTTAGGCCAAGTCTATGGCCTTATTTATCCCTGCCAATGGTCATTTCAATTTGCCTAACCCGACCTTCAAGATCCGCCAACCGCTCCTTTGAGTCGTTCTTCAGCTCTTGGATGTCTTGGGCAACAGTGCTAACCGATTGATCCAGCTTGGCCACTTGGATAAACAACCCGCCTAAACCCAATACGGCGGCGGCTAACAAGGCCGGTACTGCTTGGCTAAATGCGTTCGGGCCCGACGGGCTTACGTGTCCCTCTTCGTGCCCATCCATTGCAAGGCGTGCGCCAACCCTCTAATCAGCCTAGCGTCCGTTCCCAATCCTCCCTGTCAAAGGGATCGGCCTTGCCGCGCACAATTTCTACCGCACGTCGGTAATAGTGGTTGTCTGTTTTACCAGTCGCCTCTAGGGCTTGTTTTATTTTCAGCCAGTTATCTCGGGTTTGTTTGTCCATTAGCCCTTGCCCTGCCCGCGCATCTTTTTTCTGCCGTGGCTAGGCAGGCTGTGCTGTCCCTGCCCTTGGCGCGTGCGCTTTGGTTTGCCGGGCACATGTTGAACGCGAGCGGTGCCAACCTTGGATTTGACGGCCAATGGGGTTAAACAGAACTGCCGTTAATTTAACCTCAAAGCACAGGCATTTCATATTCCGTGGTATTGGCCGCATAGTGCTTCCAAATCACCTGAGCCGTGTTGCCCGCCCACGTTGCAGCCTGCGTAACAGGAATGCCCGCCTCAAGCCAACGGCTAATTGCTACGTGCCGCAAGTCATAGGGCCGATATTTTTTCTGAATAAAACCAGCCTCGTGTAACTGCTGCATTCGTTTGGCGAAAAAACTCTGGAACGCAAGGCGATTCCACGGAAACACGTATTCCGAATCCTGCGGCAACGACTCCAATATTTCCTTGGCCCGAGCATTCAGTGGAACCCACCGTTTTTTATTCGTCTTGGTGCTGTCTTTGTGGCCGTGGGTCAACGTGAAATTGCTATGCACCAACACCCGATCTTCCTGAATATCGCTCCATTTCATTGCCCGCACTTCGCCAGTTCGCATTGCGGTCTGCAGCATGAACTCAGCAAACAATGACCAGTTGACTTTCTTGTAAGCCAGCTTGCTTTCCAAGGCAACAAGCACCAGTGGAATTTCATTGCGCGGGATCACCACAATTTCGTGGTCACGTTGCGGCGCCTTCGGCATTCGGAAATTTGCCACCGGATTCTTCGGCAGCAAGGCCACATCCTCGGCGGCGGCCCATCTGTACAGACTGCGCGTATACATGCAGACCCTGCGAGCTGACGGCACAGGCTCCTGCTGCAACAGCCAAGTCAAGACCTTACGACCTTCCTTGAAATTCTGAACAGGACAACGCCCCAGCCATTTCGTGACCTGCCTGTAGTCGCTGGTCAGACTGGTGGGGCAAAGGGCCACGCTGCGCTCGTCTACGAATAACTGCCAAGCTTCTGACAGTGTGTAATCGCAGGCGGGCGCAGGGGTTTCTACGCGATAGGATGGTTCCATCGGTCCA